ATTGAAAGATTATTACAGGGATAATATCTTTCTTTACCTTTGATATTTAGTAATAATCCGCAACATTCTTTGGGATCTTGGTCTTTCGCATGAAGTAATGCTTTATCTTTCCAAGTCATTGAATAAACGTACCAATAGAAGGAAAGACAGAACGAGTGCATTGTCTTTTTGGTATTCTTACTCCTGCTAAATCTGTAGGAGCAGCAAGCTCAAATTCTACAACTTCTCTACTTTCTCCTGCTTTACGATCAATCGAGTAAACTTCTTGAGGAAATTCTGCTGTATTATCTGCGGTTGGATTACTACCATCAGCAAAATTAACAGCATCAATAAATTTGGCTAATGTTCTGATTCTTGTAACAGTAGCTCCTGTTAAATCATTACCAGTTGTAGTTTCATTAACAGATAAAAGTATTGATGAGATTAATCCTGTAGCATTACTAATTATAATTTTAGGTCTAGGTAACTGCCCTTTTTGAAAAGCAAAACCTGATGCCTGTATTGGAAATCTAAGGTAAGCATTACCAGCCCAAACTATCTGACCATTAGCATTTAAGTTACTTCCAGAATGAAAACGATAAATAGTATTTGCACCATGTAATGCTGTAGATAATTGGAGCGTAAATAATTCAATAATCGCTGATGGATTTATTGATTGTAGATCACTAAATACTGCTGCTGATACTGACATTAGGAGGCAGGTTCAAATACTTGTCTAAAAGTAACTTGGATAGTAGCTCTATTGTTATATGGTATAGATTTGCTCCAGTTTTCGCAAACAAATTCAGAAGATGAACTTTCCCCTGGAGGAGTAAATGTAAAGCTGGCACTATCGTTTGCTCTTGCATCTAAAAACTCTTCAATTTTTACTGCATCTGCTTGGCTTTTATTAAAAGTAAAATTAAAAACTTTTGGATTTTGATGTTGTGCTAAGCCCAGAATAATCCTGTGTTCATATCCATCAGCAAAACGAACAGTACGAGTTAATGGTGCAGATCTCTTTTGTTGTCCATAAGAAGGTGTCGTACCTCCAGTAGAAGTTCCAACAGTTGAGTCATTAAACGTAGCCATTATGCAAGTAATCCTCCTGGTCTTTGTTGCTGTATTAATTCAGATTGTACTGCAACAGATATAAGACGGCCAAGCTCTCTACCTTGATCTTCGTCACCTTCAACAGAAGAACCAGAAGCATTTACATTTACTACTACGCTAGTAGATCCCCCTAATTGATGGTTTGGTGTAATCATTCCAGAAACAGATGGTGTAAATAATTCTGGGCCACGTTCTCCTACGATTGAAGGTCTTCCAACAGGAGGTCTACCGCCATCAGCAAAACCTAAAAACTTACCAAAACCAGTACCTCCAAACATTCCACCAAGCATTGAATTAATACCCATTCTTAATAAAGAGTTGGCTAAATCATTTATTATTGCTTTTGCAGATTCACCTAAAGATTTAGTTCCATTTATAGCCCCAACTAAGGCATCAGTAATTTGACTACCAATCGTTTTTCCAATTTCAGCAAATTCTTCTTTTAATAATTCAGCATCTGTTTTTATTGTGTTAAAACTTTCTGACAATTTATCTGTTCCAGTATTTATTTTTTTTAAGAATATTCCACTTAAATCTAGATTTTCATTTAAAAAACTTGAACTTGATATTAATTCAGTAAAAGTTAAAGCGGTTTCTTTAACTTGCTCTTTATTTTTTTCAGTTTGTATTGTTCCTTGTTTTTGAGCTTTAAGTGTTGCATTAACTTTATCCCTTATGTCGTCCATTTGAAGACTAGCTTCTAAAAGGGGGCCAGCCAAGCCTCTGCCTTCAAGAACATCTGCACTGTCTGGACCTTTTACCAAGGTCATCACTTTTGAAATCCTATCTAATTGTGCAAAAAGTTTTGCAGCGTCTTGTTCACTTTTTACAAAGGTTGGATCTAACAACTCAACTGCTTTTGTTATATCTTTGACCGCATCTTCCTGCATCCCAAAACGTGCTTTGAAAGCAGCAGAACCTACAGCTTTATTAGATGCTCCAATATTTGCATCAGTCAAAAGTGCAAAAATTTTATTGAACTCACTTGCTATTTTATTTAATTCATCAAGAATAAATTTCAAAGGATCTTCAAACATTTTTCCTAAATTTTGTGCAAAAGTTTCAACATTATCAACAAAAGTACTAAATTTACCAGCCAATGTATCACTTTGTTTTGAAGCACCTTCAAAAAATTGTCCGTTTTTACTTGTAGCTTTTACTATCGCCTCTACGAATTTATCTGCTCCGATTTTACCCTTACTCATAGCATCAGCTAATGCTTCGCCTGTTAAACCTGTAATCTCTTCTAAATCTTTTGTGACATTAATTCCTTTTTCCAATAACATAATATTCTCTTCTTGCATAAATTTATTTTTTGCTTGTACTTTACCTATAGCAAGTGCAACACCATCTATATCCGCACCAGCCGTACCAGCTATGTCTGCAATTCTTTTTGTTATATCAACAACATTTTCAGTCTCGAAACCAAATGCTTTCATACGTTTGGCAACTTCTATTAATTCAGAAGATTTGAAAGGGGTTACAGCACCAAATTCTTTTATCTCTTGGACAATATCCTGTGCTTTTTCAGCACTTCCTGTTAATACTTCTAAAGCTTTAGTTTGCGTTTCAAGTTGTGCTGTTTGAAACAATACAAACCTTGCAGCACCAATAACAGCTAATGCTTTTAATAAAGGAGCTATTGATTTTGTTAACGTTCCAAACCCAGCCGCTGCTGTTTTTGCTGATCTTCCAGTATCTTTTAGTGATCTATTACTTTTATCTAATCTTCCTTTTAATTTATCTGTACTACTGCTTAAAGCTTTGGTCTGTTCATTTACACGCTGCAATGGTCTTATTGCATTTTGAGCATCAACTATTAATTTAACTGTCGATTGTGCCACAAATACAAATAACCTTTATTATATTCTACCTTGATTTTGCCTTTTGACGATTCATTTCTTGTTTTTGTCTTTCATTTTTAACTTCATAGTAAGCCGCCCAATGTATTAACTCCTCTTCAGTAATACCTTTTCTTAATTCTTGTAATGTCTTACCCAGTTCTGTTGCGAGAAAAAACTCAAAGTTTAACCAGTTATCTCGCTTTATTCGTTTTTTGCTGTATTAACATCAACCTGTATATCCATCATAAATAGTTCAAGTTCGTTTAAAACACTTTCTGGTAAAAATCTTTGTAGGTTTTCAGCATCAGCAGAAGCAAATGCCCTTGTGCCATCTTCATTTTGGGCAAGCTGGCAAAGAAGCCTAGTAGATATTGTTAAGGCATCATCTGTTCCAGCCGCTGTTTGAGCTTGCTTTCTATCAAACCTCGTAAGTGGTGGGAAGAATATTTCTTTTAATATTTCGCCATTAGGATTTTTTAGTTCATATTTCCTTCTAGCAGTCATCACATCAGCAAACGCTTCTGTAATAAGGTCTACGTTTCTTTTTGTCGCCATATTAAATTGGGGTTGTTATTTAAAATTTACTATATAGCTGAAGTTATTGCACCGCTTGTAATAAAACTAATATTGATTATTTGAACTTCACCAAGGGTTGCTGCATATTCTGCATTAGTAATAATCCCTGCAAAACTAATTTTTTTTGCTGAAGTTGCTGAATCAGGAAATAATTCAAATAATGCGTCAGCATTATCACCTGTTGTTAAAACATCATCAATAAATGTTGTATAGCCTGCTCCAGTTTCACCAGGGGCATATAAAAGTTCTGCTGAACCTTCACCTTGGATTAAGCCACCAATATTAGTTTTAAATGTGTCGCCTTGTTTTGTTGTCTCCATCGTGTCTTTTGAAATAGATAAAGACCATGATCTTGTTTGTCCAACATCAGCTTCAGTACCGCCAGCGTTTTCAAACATGATTTTTCCAACATCACCCTTAATAGCCATAACAAAAGAAAGTATTTATTTTATATTAACCTTTTTTAGGTTTTTTCACATCTTTTTTTAAATTTTCTTGGTTTTCCATATATCGTTTGCAACGGCCATCCCAATAAGCCGCCTCTCTTCTTCCCTTTACAGCCTCAATAGCATCGAGCATTTCCTCTGTTATTTCCATTAAAGATCCTCATATATTTCAAAAGTTATTCTAAGTTGTGTTTGAAACTTACCTTCTGGACTAGGGCTTAAAACTTCTGGGCCAATGGGTGAATCAAAAATAACATTTGAAACTGTAATATTATTGTAAAGGTCACGCAGTCGTTTGCCAATTACAAAATTTGCTCCACTGCCTAATCCTTCCTCAGTAAATATATTTAAAATAATTAAACCAACAACAATATTTGTAGAATTTGTTGTGCCTCCCATAGTCAGATAACTTCCAGCACCAAAACTTGTCAAACATTGAACAAATGTATCTTTAGAACTTGCATCAAAAGGCATATTATTTAACACAACAGGTATAGGTGGTGTGTCATCTAATTCTGTAATAAGCCTCTCTTCTATCGTTTGACGAACTGTGTTTAAATCTGTAGCAGCCATAATTATAAATTAAATTTGTTTTGAATGTCTGTAGCAATTTGTTTTGCTATTAATTCTGGATAACCTTTTATTGTATTTTGTCCTGGTCTTGTTCTATATTGACCGCCCCAACTAGGTGGCAGGTTTGTGCCATAAGCAACAGGTTCTGCATATTCTACATTGGTAGAAACTTCTCCAACGAATGGCTTAATATCAGTTTGCCAAGACCTCATTAAATTACCTGTATCTTCAGGTGTGAATCTTTTTACTTGCTCTGTCCATAATAAAGTTGCATCTTTTACTGTTTTTATAATTTCTTTTTTAAATTTGTCATCGACAATACGATCAATCTTAATTTCTCTAGCCATTATGCCCTCAAATAAATTACATAAAGTATATCTATATTATTTTGTTCCTCTTTATCTATTTGAATAATTTTATATTCTATAGAACTAATAATAACTTTATCTTTAGTGGTTGGGGTAAATGTTATCGCACCTGCTGATACCATTACTTTTTTGTCATCTTGAGAAATTAAATCATTAACCTCACGACTTGTAACACCTTCTAAAAAACCTTTGACTGTAGACGATGTTTGGTTTTTAACAACTGATCCAGCTTCAACATCATAAGAACTAAAAGTGGTTCTCTTTATTGTTATATCGCCACCAAACTTCATTAGTGTTTTATTACTAACTTTTTTTAAAGAAGATGCTAAACCCATTAGATTGTATAGGCAATAACAGCACCACTATCAAGTTTTATAGCAGTACAGTCTACTTCTAAAGAAACGTTGTGTTTTAAAGTGATTGAAGTTGTTGTACCTGTAATAACATCTGAAGTTAATGTATTAATAACAGTATCAACTAAGGCTACGATTTTTACAAACCTCCCCGAATGAGTATTTGTGTTAGTGATGATTTTTGCTTTGGAATAATACATTGGTTAGCTCCTTTTGATTGCTACGTTTCCTGGTCCACTTATTCGTAAGCCAGTAAAATAGCGTTCAAATAATGGCGGTACTCTATCAGCACCAACAGAACCATAAAAGTTTGGCTCTGCTTCTAGATTACCAAGTTTTACACGTTTGTAATCTTCTAATCCACTTAATCCTAATCCATCTTTATTATTATTTAAATAAACAGCTAATACTGCTTCTGCTTTTTTTACCTGATCTGGTATCTCGGTATCAGTGTAATAATCAGTTGATATACGAAAAGGAAAACCAATAGCATAAGTGTTGATATATGTATCAGGTTTTCTTACGCCTGTTCTCGGCCATTGTAATGATTGTGTATCGTTTACTCTTGCACCTAAAAATCGTTCCCTATCAATTCTTTGAGTAGAGGTAAATAATGCTCGGTTTTTTTGGTCAGTTGTAGCACTAGCCCATGCTGTTACATCATCATCCTCAATCAACCCATCAATAATATCTTGGGCTTCTTGAAGACTGATATAGCTATTAGCTATGCTGCTCCCGACTGTTGTGTGTATCGTTACTGCCATTAGTTTTTGGCTTGCGTTTACGTTTTTTAGTGGGTTGAACAGAAGCCACCGATTTGGCAGCTTCTTGTTCTTTCATTCGCTTAAAAGCAAACATTCCCATTAACCTGCCTTGAAAATCATAAAGTTCAAGACGATAGCTTCACTAGCTGAAGACCCTGATACGTTACCGAGAGAAATCTTAAAAGATCCATCAGCAATAGTATTAGCTTGGCATAAATAAGTGCCCGCTGTTCCAACAGAACCATGATTCACTAAAACTACGTCACCAGCACTAACTTTTGAGTTAGTAACTGTGAAAGTAACTTCAGCAGCCGCAGCTAATGCAGCATTGTTCAATGTGATCGCACCAGCAACATTATTTAATGTCACACCAGTAGCTTTACTGGTTGCTTGAGTCACAGAACCTGTTTGTGCTGTTACAACTCCTAAAGCAGAGCCTGCAGCAGCTTCAAATAAACTTGGCATAATAATTTACCTCAGTTAATCCATAGTAGAAATGTTAGTTGACCTAACAATTCCTAGGTTTTTTGTCTCGTAAACTTTCGACCAGTTGCTTACGGTTTGTAACTCTGCAGGTGTTGGGTTTGTTGTAGTAACAGCCCATTTTGCTCCCACAGGATGATAGCAGTAATGAAGGTCAATAGACATTGCATCAGATTTAGCCAGAATGTCTCTGTCTGTTTCTGTTGTTAGTCCAGCTTGTTCTCCACTAGCTACTGCTCCTTGAGTAAAGAAATATGTTGAATATTCTTTAGAAGAACCAGAACCAGTTGTAGTAACGTCATCAGAAACGATAACTCTTAAACCACAGTATGTAGGCACAGTATCATTTCCACCGCCATAAGCAGGGGCAATAGTACCACCAGATGCTGTAGCAGATCCACCATTACCATCAGTTGCTAATACATAATCCACCATTTTTCTCTCAACGAGATCATAGTAAATAGCACTATGGACACAAACGGCTGCAAGCTTGTCACCCTGGTCACCCAGTAATGCTTTTGCTTTTGCAACGTGTCTTGGAGATAAACCTGTAGGTGTATCACCAGAACCACCGTCAATTGTTAGTCCAAAAAATGCAGCGTTAGAATCTGTTGAGTTAACAGAACCAAATACTCCATCAAGACAAGAAAGTAAATCCTTTTGTCTTTGGTTTGCAATGTAAGCACCGATCTTTTGACCGATAGCAGCCATTGGGTCTGACCCTGCTGCTAATGCAGCCAAGTCTCTTGATTCAAATGCACGACCTCTATGCAAAATAACGCCCACCTGTTTATCAGTGGTGATCTTGCCTGGTGTTAATGAACTTGAATCTGTAAGTACCTCAAAATCTCCACTTAAGTTTGCGGAAAAGAAAGGTACATTAACGAAATCTCCACCCTCAGTTGCATTTAGCTCTGCCATAGGTGCTACCACACCGCTTGCGAGAAACGCATCTCTGGCGGTTGTTTGCTCTATAACATAAGGCGTAAATACTTCTGGAATGATGATGTCACTCCTTAAAACAGCCATGTTTTGTTAAAATAAATTTAAACGGTGTGGGCGTAACCCTAAATATTTATTCTGCGTAACAGAATTTAATCTATATTCTAGCGAGTTTTTGCAATATCTCGCAACTTTTTCCATGTATCTACACCATAAACCTTAAAGATTCTTGATTGTTCTGTAAGATTTTCTGAGTTTTTTAAAAATGGCTTCAACATTTCTTCTGACATTTCGCCACCTCCAGAGGGTCTTGAAATGGGTGCTCCACCACCAATCGCTGGTGATTTTTTTAATAAATATGGTTTTTCTTTTTCTAATTTTGCCTTCACATATTCTGCTACTGGTAATTGTTCATAACCATCAACCACAACTGGACGGCCTTCCTTTATCTGGATCTGTTCTTTTGGTACAAAATTATTTAAGACAAGTTCTGGATCATGAGTTACATCTGATAATGCTTGTATAGCTGGTGCAATTAATTCCAGTTCTCTATTACGTTTTTCTAAATCTTCAATCTTTTGTTTGTCAGCAGATGATTTATCTCTGTACTGCTGTTCTAATGCTTGCGTTGCTTCTGTGTATTTACCTTCTTTTTCTAAATCTTCTTGATCTTTCTTTTGTTTAAAAGATAAAAGAGCATCATAATCATCAGGAACTGTCTTCTCTTCTTTTTGGTTTTTTAACTTACCAATCAGTTCGTAATTTTTAGCCTCTAACCTTTTTACTGATTCTTTCAATGCATCAAGTTCTGCATTATTTACTGGTGGCGTAGCCACTGTTTCTTTTTCGTCTGCCATGAATAAAGCGTAGCCTTTTTTTATTTAATATATCAGAATTAAGACCATTTGACTTTATTCGACCAAAAAGCCGCACTTGTTTTTCCCTTTGCAATGTTTTTTGCGTGTCTAGCCTTAAAGGATCTTCTTTTTGCTTTATCTGCATCTGACTCGCCTTTTCTTGGCTTTTTAGTTTGTGCACCCTGCATACCAAAACGTATTAATTTAAATCCATCGCCTTGCTTTATTACAACCGCATGAGATTTACCACTTGAATGGCCTGGAGTTCTTATAGGTTTATCAACACCGTCAAATGTATGGCCTCCTCTTTTTATACTCATTTCTTTTTCTTTCTTAATAAATCAGCATCAGCCGTTCTTGCTCCACCTTTGCCGCTTACAAAACTATTAACACGTCCCATAGCCCATGCACCCATTGGTACATTTCGTGATCCACTACTGAGATATGCACCCTGACCTCTTCTATAAACAGCAGATAACTGTCCATAAGTAAACTTCGTTCCTTCTGCCTTTTTCTTAAGACTTTTTTTTACGGCCTCGCTTAGAGGTTTTCTTTTTGGAGCCATCTTGTTTAGTTCGTGATTTGGATACAGCCTTTATATCAATATACTCTCCTTTTCTATACGCTTCAGCAGTTCTTTTTATCTCAGCAGCTTTTGCACTTCTATTTTTAGCACCAGATAGATATTTTTTGGGAACTCCTGTTTTTTTATCTTTTGGGACTTTTCTAGATTTTTTAGGCATTAGTAGCTTCCTCAAGCTGCTCAATTAATTTTGATTTGCTTAACCTTTTATCAAGCTCAATGCCAAGAGTTCTGCCATGTTGTTCTAGCTGCCCTTTAGACATCTTAGAAAGATCTGTTACAGGAGTTATATCTTCTCCTTCTTTTTTAAATACATACATTATTTTTTACCTTTCTTTTTTTTCTTTTTTGGTTTCATTGAACCATGATAGCCTGGCATAATTTTCAACGTAACTATTTCAATAATAACTTGTTTTATGCTTTAGGGTATTTTTCAATTAGGTTTTTTAAAGTAAGTTCGGTTCCATCTTCTTTTATAATTAATCTCAAGGCTTGTTTTGGACTTTTTCTTTTCTTATCAATTAAATAATTAAAAAATTTCTTTTTACTTCCTAATGTTTTTTCTTGTATAGACGGATTATCTTTTAACCACGTTGCATAATTAGTATCTTGAGAAACTCTACCAGTTGCACTTGGTCTGGTATTAGGAAACTTACGTCTTAAATCCTCATCATCAATTATGGGTACAGTAGTAGACCTGCAATTAAAATGCTGTGGTGGTAATGGACCTTCATTATAATTAAATCTTTGCCCGTCTAAACTGCCACAAATTGTGCTTGTTCTTGCATCTAAAATTGCTACATATTCATACTTTTGGGTTACATCTTGATTGGCTGCATAAGTTGACTGACTCACAGCGTTTTGTACTTGGTTAACAGAAGTTCTAACAATAGTCATCACTTGATTGTTAGCTAATTTCATTCCATCGCCAGCAGCTAATCTTTGTGCTTTTGCCGTCATCGTTTGATTACGACCAAATTGCAAACGGCCTCTTAATCTTTTTGCGATCTTTGGTATGGATTCTCCTTCTGTAATACCAATACGAATCTGACTTGATATTAATTCTGATTGTTTTGTAGAAATTCCTCGAAAAGCTTTTGATACAACCTCACCACTAGGCAAAGTAATAGCAGAACCTTTGGCAGCCGTTAAATTAAATGTTCTTTGGACAGTTGGTTCTAAGTTATTTGGCAGCGTTAATATATTTACTTCTGTTGGGTCAGTCATAACAATACTTCTTGCAAAATCAGGAGATATTTTTACACTGTTAACACCAGCAGCCCCTACTGGTAAAACTTTCTGTAATTCATCAGCAATAAAACCAGATTGAAATACTGCCAAGCTTTGTAATTCATCAATCATATAAGCACTGCTTCCTGTTGACCATGTTTCTAAGCTTTCTTTCATTTGTACAAGCATCGCCCTAATTCTTGCCACCGTTGCTGGTGCTGTAACTTCATCAATCGTCGCCAGCTTATTAGTTAAATCTAAAATTACATTGTTGTAATTCGTTACAATTTCTCTAGCGACTCGGTTGCTATACCTATTTAAATCAATAGCTTCTCGATAAAATGATTCTGGTGTTGCCATTATTCATCTGCTGGTTGTTCTGGCATTGATTCATCTGCCTCCGCTATAGGTTCTGATATTTCTCTTAAACCACCTGATTCTGTTGCCTCGATTTCTTCTTCCACCTCAAACTTATCACCAAGAACTTCTCCTTCATGTAATTGAGTAAGTAAAGTTTCTTGGGTGATCGTACCTGCTGTATAAAGCTGTAATAATGACTGGATCTCTTGAGGCTCTAATCTTTGTGCCACGAAATCTCTGTTAACAAAACAACTGCCACCATCACTACCTAAATATTGACCATGAAACATAAGACAGTTATCAATCATATCTTGCATCTGTTGGGCAATAACCATCATCGTGCTATCGCCTTGACTTCTATCTATTTTTTTAGATTCTGCTGTTTCTGCACTTAGCTTTTGACCCAGCACTGCCGCTAGTCCCAGCTCATTAATTTGTTTTTCAACACGATCTATCTGTTTAAATTGTGCCTCAAAACTATTGCCACTAGGTTCGATATATTCTGCTCGGCCTTCTGCTGGAAATGCAATCGCTTCTCCTGGGCCTGCACTTACTTCTTCGCTGCTTTGTGGAAAACCAAAAAAAGCAAGCATTGGCACACTAGATATATGAAGCTGGTTTGATAAATCCGATTGTAATTGATATGCCTTTAGATTTAATTCTGCAATATCAGCCATCGGTGGCCTTGATTCCATAAAGTTTATCTTGTTGGAATATGCAACAGCAAAAGGTATTTCAGGTAAACTCATTGTTCCTTCATCAAACTTTACATATTCATTATTTTTTCCTTTTCTATGAATTTCATAAGCTCCAGGGGTTAGTAACCTTACCTGCTCTACTACCTTTTCACCATATAAACCGTCAGGTTCAAATACTTTTTCTAATAACCTCAGTTGTGTAAATTTTAATTTGCCGTCAATCATTTCTGTTCTCCAGCCCAATATTTCTCTTGGCGTGTAGGTAATCCAGTAAGGTCTACCAGCTTGACCTGCTGCAGGTGCATCTACAAGAACCCCGACATGACCATAACGGATCATTTTTCTTGCAGTTTCATAAGTCCATACATTGAGATCATTACCTTCCAAGTCAACATCAAACATATGAAGTCTTATATCG